GGATCTCGCTGACCGAGTACGGTTACACTCCCTGGCTCTCGTGCGTCTTTGATGTACTCTGCCTACTACACTGTTGAGCTCGCCACGCCGCACCCGCACACAACGATAACTGTTCACTTTAGATTGGTTTTAACGCGGCGCGGCGCCGTAATTCGCGTTTTACGCACCTCAGTCAACAGGGTATCAGCATGAGCCCTTTCCCATCCAGGAGAGCACTCCTGGGATTCAGCTTGGTCCCACTGGTGGCGCGAGCGGCCTTTCTTGCTGGCAAGCGACTTCGGAAGCATGTCATCAAGCAGAGCCGCAAGCGCAGCCGGATCACCTCGTCCAGCATGCGCACCTTGGCGAAGCAAGTCGAGAAGCGCAGCGCAGAGGTCCGCGAGAACGAATTGCTCGGGGCCTTGGAGTTCGAGGGGGAGATCGGTAACGACGTGCACACGGCACTCGCGGAAGATGGCTTCTGGGAGGAGGACTTGGGCAATGTGAAGCAATTCTACAAGGTGTGGATTGCTGAGGTCCGCCTGGAGTTTCCCCTCAGGAGCAACAAACCATCCGACCGCGCATGCATGATGCGCTGGCTAACCGGCAAGATGAGGGAGCGCGGAATGCGCATCACCCACATCGCGGACGCTGCCCCCCGCATCGTCGCCATGGCTATTAACCCCAGCCGCGCTGAGGTTGAGGCTGAGGAGATGGCGGAGGCAGCGGACAAGTGGCGCAAGCCACTCAAGGCGACGTGGTTGGAGCGCCTGCTGGGCATTCGGCCCCCCGGGGCCGCTCGCCCGGTGTTCATGGCGAGGGAGTAGTGGTGCCCAGTAGCTGCACCTCAGCGTGCTGGTTCGCAGGCCGCTATGGAGCGGATGCTGGCCGACATGCCGGAGGTGAGTGTCACAGCTGCTGGGTACACGAAGAAGGCGCCAAAACAAGTACTGTCAGTCTGCGGCTTGCCCTCTAAGGGTGAGACATGGACACACGCTAACGACGTGGCCAATGTGGTCGAAAGCGTGCATGAACGAGTGCTGGGGCGCACTGCCGACGGCATCTGGGAACGGACCCTACAGCCTGAGGCCGGAGCTTTCATGGGGGACCTGCTGGTGTTTCGCAGGCGTGTGGTGCGGCGTGTCGGAAGTCACTCGCTCCCTTGGACCACAGAGCAATTTGTGGGCCACTACAGGGGCCAGAAACGGAACCGGTATGCTGCAGCCGCAGCCTCCCTGGAGCGTAAGGCTTTGAGCAGAAAGGATTCTTACCCAAGTGTTTTTCTGAAGGCAGAGAAGTGGCATGATCCGAAGGCAGGCCGCCTGATCAGTGCCAGGCCCCCCAGGTACAACCTGGCCCTAGGCAGGTACATCCTGCCTCTGGAGCACGAGTTGTACAAGGCCATTGATGGTGTGTATGCATCTGCCACGATCATGAAGGGATACACACCAGAGCAGAGGGCTGCAGTCGTGGAGGAGCATTGCGCTGCCTTCAACGACTGGGTGGCCGTTGGTCAAGACTTCAGCAAGTTTGATCAGCACATCAGCGCAGATGCGCTCAGGTACGAGCACGGCTTTTACCTGGGTGCATTTGGTGGAGACTCAGAACTGCAGCGCCTCCTTGCATGGCAGCTTGGCACCAAGTGCTTCGCCAACGTGCAGGACGGTACTGTGCGCTATGAGGTCGTCGGCGGTCGCATGTCTGGTGACATGAACACCGCTCTCGGCAACTGCATCATATCTGCAGCACTGGTGTGGGCCTATGCACGGGAGCGGGGCATCAAGATTCGGCTCATGGTAGACGGCGACGATTCAGTGGCGTTCATGGAGCGCGCTGACGTTGCCCGCTACCAGGCGGGCATCCAGGAGTGGATGGCGAGACGGGGGTTTAGGCTGGTTAGCGAAGAACCAGTCGACCTCATCAATCAGGTGGAGTTCTGCCAGTGCAGATATGTGGGCTTGTCCCCCTCCACCATGGTGAGGAACCCGTTGAAGGCTATAACCCAGGATCACGCATGGGTCGAGGACCGGACGCTACGGTGGGCAGATGTGCTCGCCGCTACCGGAATGGGCGGGCTGGCATTGTATGGCAATGTGCCCCTTCTAGGGGCATACTACCACATGCTGGCCCGCACAGCCCCTCTCAGCGCAAAAGTGCTCTCTCGCTTGGACACCAGGTCTTCCTGGCTCCGTGACGCCACCTACGACGGGGTTTTCATGGAGCCCTCCGAGCGATCCAGGTTTGAATTCTGGAAAGCTTGGGGAATGGAGCCAGGAGCTCAGCGCGCCCACGAAGCGCGCTTCGAAGCCATCGACCTGAGTGCCCTCATGGCCATTGATACTACAAAGATCAAACACTCGACCTTCAGCGACTCACGCGACGCTTACTATTACTAATATTATGGCCAAGAAGACAGCACGGGTGGCCAAGAAGCCCCAGCGCGTTCCGC